CGTCCCGGTACCTGTTTGACTCCTACCTTCATGCGCACTGGGCAACCGTGACAATCAACCTGATTATCTGCGCCGCCGTGTTCAGGGCACGGGGGAATGTGGCGCGGCTCTTCTATGTCCTGAGGTCTGAATGAAACAATCACAATTTCAGCAGGCGGCTGGTATAAGCGCCGGATTAGCTGCGCGCTGGTTTCAGCACATCGATGCGGCAATGAAAGAATTCGGTATCACTGCACCGACTGACCAGGCGATGTTTATTGCGCAGACCGGGCATGAATCCGTTGGCTTCACCAGGCTGGTGGAGAGCATGAATTACAGCGTGGCAGGCCTGGCGGATTTCGTTCGCGCCGGGCGACTTACTCAGGACCAGGCTAATGCGCTGGGCCGCCGTTCGTATGAAAAGGTGTTGCCACTGGAGCGCCAGCGTGCCATTGCCAATCTGGTTTACAGCAAACGACTTGGCAATAAAGCACCGGGTGATGGCTGGAAATATCGTGGACGCGGCCTGATTCAGATCACCGGCCAGGCAAATTACACAAAATGCGGTACCGCGCTAAAACTCGATCTTGTCACCAGCCCTGAGCAACTGGAGCAGGAGTGTAACGCGGCGCGTTCGGCGGCATGGTTCTTTGCCACCAGCGGTTGTCTGCTTTACTCCGGCGACCTGGCCCGCGTCACGCAGATTATTAATGGCGGTCAGAACGGCATTCAAGACCGCCGGCAACGTTACAACCGAGCACGAGCGGCATTGTTATGATCCAGTCGCTGCTGAAGAAGTACTGGTTTCCGCTGGTGGTGCTGGTGCTGATTGGCTTGCTGGCAGTCCTGGTCAACCGGTACCGTGACAACGCCACTGAGTACAAAAAGCAGCGCGACGAGAAAACACAAGCGCTCAGTCTGGCTAACGCCATCATCAACGACATGCAGGTGCGTCAGCGCGACGTCTCTGCGCTCGATGCGAAATATACGAAGGAACTGGCAGATGCCCAGGAAAACATTAATCAGCTTGAACGTGATGTTGCTGTTGGGCGTAAGCGGCTGCAAATCTCCGCCAGATGTCCCACGAACGGAGCGGCCAGCACCGCCAGCGTGGATGATGGCGCAGGCCCCCGACTTACTGACACCGCTGAACGGGATTATTTCACCCTCAGAGAGCGAATCGAAACAGTCTCCAGACAACTGACGGGACTGCAGGCGTATGTGCGTGAGCAGTGCCTGAGGTGATTATGCCGATATTATTTATTCTCCTGTAGCTATGGCATAAGCGACCACCGCAGAAAGTCACTGACTACGCGCCAATGAAAATCTGTCACGCCTTATGCAGCGGGCGGGTATATGGGCCGGACACGCACCATGGATAAAGCATTGATACCCTCTGCGCTGCACCAGGCGATTTCTGAGGCGATCAGGACAGAATAATAAAGTGGAATTTCTTCCCCAGAGCAATGTCAATCAGAGTGTGATTTCACAGGCTTTAACAAAGCTATCTACGGCAGCAGTTGAACCAGATACATTTCCAGAGAACGAGCTTTGATTACCCCCATCTTTTGATTGTAAGCCAACCAGCACTTTGGATTTAGCACTCTGAATTTGTTTAAGAAGCGTAGTAATGTTTTCTAAATCATCAGATTTCGCTTGGACAGCTTGCGCATTTCGTCTCGAAAGGCTGGCATCTAATTTTATTGCTGAATTTCCATCAATTTTAATAATCAGATCAGCTGGAATATCGGCTGAAAAATCAGATGATTTATCTTCCTCTACGTAGGCAACAGATAGTTTCCCCTTAGAGCAATCGAAAATAATCGCACTACTGGATGATGTCAGTGTACCGATCATCATTGCTTTTTTGCCACCAGAAAACAGGTCGTCCTCGGTATTGGTAAGCCACTGCGCATGAGCTAGTGGAGAGAAAAACGCAGCTATCAGAGTGATTTTAATTATGTTGCTTTTAATCATTACATCCTCCTTGTGTTTAATGGAATTTATCATAACTGTTGCTCATAACATCAGCTATAAGAAAAAATGGGTCCTTCCTGGACCTTTTGTAAGGCACTGGCATTGCGCGCCTCGTACTCGCATAAAAGAGAGTCTTTCAGTCGTGAACCCGGGGAATGAATATGAGAGAGCCGCGCATCTATGGTAGTCGCTGGGATAAAGCCAGACTGTCATTTCTGAAGTCACATCCGCTGTGTGTGATGTGCCACAGGCAGGGGCGGGCCGTTCCGGCTACGGTCGTTGACCACATCAGACCGCACAGGCTTAAAGAAGCGCTGAACGGCGGAAGCCAGGAAGCGATAGCAATAGCGCAAAAGCTCTTCTGGGATAAAGCCAACTGGCAACCCCTCTGCAAACAGCATCATGACTCCACCAAGCAACGGGAAGAGAAGCGCGGCCACGTCATTGGCTGTGATGAGAACGGCCTGCCGCTTGACCCGGGGTCACACTGGCGCCGGTAAGCCGCAGGGGGAGGGCAGGTGAAAAGTTCAGGGAACACGCTGTTCCTGACCGCCAGCCCTCGTTTTTGTGCACAACCGCGAAATGAAAAGTTTTTTCCGGGAGGTTCCGATGGCAGGAAGACGCCCGAAACCGACCCACCTCAAAGTGGTGACCGGCAATCCGGGCAAACGAAAACTCAACGATAAAGAACCCACTCCAGCAAAAGAAATCCCGAGTCCACCTGCCCATCTAACCGACTGGGGCAAGGTTGCATGGGGGCGGCTTACTGTACTGCTGGATGGAATGGGCGTTCTTACCGTTGCTGACACGCTGGCGCTTGAGCGCCTTTGTGATATCTACGCCGATATTCTCCAGTTACGAAACACCATTACCGATGAAGGCCGAACTTATACCGTTCAGACTGATGGCGGGTTTCTCATCAAGGCAAACCCGGCGGTTGCCATGCTGGCCGATGCCGATCGTCGTTTCAAAAGCTACCTGGTGGAATTCGGTCTTACCCCGGCAGCACGGTCAAAGGTAAATGTGAATGGTGGAAAAGAAAAAGAAGACCCGTTCAACCAGTTCTTCGGCTGATCCCGCCACGCAATATGCAATTGACGTAACTTCAGGGAAGGTGCTTGCCGGGCCGGATATTCGGAATGCCTGCGCACGACACCTTCGCGATCTGGAAAAAGGCCCGGCTCGTGGCCTGTCCTGGGATGTGGACGCGGTAAACCGGGTGATTAATTTCTTTGCCCAGGTGCTGAAGCTGAACGGCGGCGAGCACGAAGGGCAGCCATTTATCCTTCTTCCCTGGCAGTGCTTCATTGTTGGTTCGCTGTTTGGCTGGAAGAGCGCCGACGGTACTCGCCGTTTTCGCATGAGTTACATCGAATCCGGTAAGGGCTCCGGGAAGTCACCGCTGGCGGGCGGCGTGGGGCTTTATCTGCTGATGGCAGATAAAGAACCCCGAGCCGAAGTTTATGCAGCGGCCACCAAGAAAGATCAGGCGATGATCCTCTTCCGCGATGCGGTGACGATGGTGGATCAGTCTCCGGCGCTGGCGCAGCGTATCACCAAATCCGGCACTGGTCTGAATGTATGGAACCTGGCATTTCTGCAGACAGGTTCTTTCTTCAAGCCCATCAGTTCTGACGATGGACAGTCTGGTCCGCGTCCGCACGGCGCGCTGATTGATGAGGTTCACGAACACAAAACAAACGCCGTCGTTGAGATGATGCGCGCCGGCACGAAGGGGCGTCGGCAGGCGCTGATGTTCCTGATCACCAACAGCGGCCACGATAAAACCAGCGTTTGTTTCGAGTATCACGAGTACGGTCGCAAAGTTGCTGCCGGCGATCTCGAAGACGACAGCTTTTTCAGCTTCATCTGCTCGCTGGATGAGGGGGACGACCCCTTTAAAGATGAATCCTGCTGGGGAAAGGCTAACCCGTCGCTGGGACATACCTTTACCGAGAAATATTTGCGTGAGCAGGTTACTCAGGCGCGGGGTATGCCCTCGAAAGAAAGTATTGTTCGCCGCCTTAACTTCTGTCAGTGGGTGGAATCTGCGGATCCGTGGATTGACAGCGATACGTGGATGAAATGCGAGCAGGATTTCGACCCGGATGATCTGGCAGGTGAAGAATGTTATGGCGGCCTCGATCTTTCCGGTTCCCGTGACCTTACTTCCCTGGCACTTTACTTTCCGAAGCAGAAGAAGCTTCTTGTTGAATTCTGGACACCAAAAGACACTCTTCTGGAACGTGCCAAGACTGACCATGTGCCGTATGACGCCTGGCTGCGTAACGGGTTTATTCACGCGCCTCCGGGTAAAGCCGTTAACTACGGATTTGTAGCTGACCGCATCGGCGAGTTAACGCAAAAGTACGATATCAGATGCATGGCCTGCGACCAGTACCGTATTAAATATCTCGAAGTTGAACTGGCGAACCAGTCTGTTGAAGTTGAACTGATCCCACACGGGCAGGGTTTCTATAAGGCGCAGGAATCAGGACTATGGATGCCGCGCTCAATCGAGCTTTTTGAAGAGCACCTTAACAGCGGCGAACTGATAATCCGCACCAACCCCTGTCTGCGCTGGAATGCTGCTTCGGCAGTACTTGAAGCCGATCAGAAAGACAACCGCATCTTTGCCAAGAAGAAAAGTACCGGCCGTATTGATGGGGTGGTGGCTTCTGCTATGGCGATAGGCGCGGCAGAGGACGCGATTCTTGTAGAGACTGGAGACCCTGATGACTTTTTTGATGACCCGATCATGGTAGGTATCTGATGAAGGAAAAAAAACGGCCGGGCCGCATCAAAAGCGCGATTGTTAACTGGCTTGGCGAATCGATTGGACTGAATGACGCGGCTTTCTGGCAGGAGTGGTACGGCACCAGTAGCAGCGGCAAGGTCGTGACAGCAGAAAAAGCGCTTGCGCTGGCCTCTGTCTGGGCCTGTGTGCGCCTGCTGAGTGAGTCTGTTTCAACCCTGCCAATGAAGGTATACGAGCGGGCGGCTGATGGTTCACGCAAACTTGCGATTAATCACCAGGCCTATCAGGTGCTGTGCCGCCGTCCGAACAGTGAAATGACCCCGTCGAGATTTATGCTGATGGTGGTCGCCAGTATCTGTCTGCGGGGCAATGCCTACGTTGAAAAAAAGATGATCGGTACCAAGCTGGTTTCGCTTGTACCACTTCTCCCTCAAAGCATGAAAGTGGAACGGCTGGACAGCGGTGAGCTTCAGTACACCTACACAGAGAAGGGGGTGCCGCGCATTATCCCGCTTAAAAACATGATGCACATCCGGGGATTTGGGCTGGATGGCGTCTGCGGAATGATGCCGATGCGCACCGGGCGTGATGTGTTCGGCGCGGCGATGGCAGTCGAGGAATCCGCAGCCAAAATTTTTGAAAACGGCATTCAGACATCTGGTTTCTTTCTGTCAAAAAATCTGCTGACTAAAGAGCAGCGGCAGAAAAACCGTGAGAACCTTAACCGGTTCGTTGGATCCAAAAACGCTGGCAAGGTAATGGTGCTTGAAGGGGATATGTCCTATCAGGGTATCACCCTTAATCCTGAAGATGCCCAGATGCTGGAATCGCGTTCGTTCAGCATTGAGGAAATCTGCCGATGGTTCCGGGTGCCGCCGTTTATGGTGGGGCACACGACGAAGCAGAGCAGCTGGGCGTCGAGTGTCGAAGGTATGAACCTGTTATTCCTGACCAATACGCTGCGTCCGCTCCTGGTTAACATTGAGCAGGAAATCTCGCGCTGCCTCCTTAATGGCGACGATGATTTATTTGCTGAGTTCTCTGTAGAGGGTCTCCTGCGCGCTGACAGCGCCGGGCGTTCTGCCTACTACACCACCGCACTGCAGAATGGATGGATGTCCCGTAATGATGTCCGCAGGCTTGAGAATCTTCCGCCAATTGATGGTGGAGACATCTATACCGTTCAGCTGAACCTTACCCCTCTCGATCAGCTTGGGAAGGAAAGTGGAAGTAACGGCGAAAAGGTGAGGGCAGCGCTGGAAGGATGGTTATTCCCGGAGCGTCAAACTCAGCCTTACACCTCAACCGACGCGCAGGCGTCGCAAACCTCCGAAACGCAGGACTAAAACCAATGACTCTGAAAAGCCTTCCGCAAGCGCCGGAGGGGCGGCCCTTTGCGCGCGAAAATCGCGACCTGCCGTCTTCTGCCATGGAGCGCTGGAACGGCGGCATCAAAGCCGCAAAGTCTGATGAAAACAGTATTTCTGTCTTTGATGTGATCGGTGCCGACTGGTACGGCGAAGGCGTTACAGCCAGCCGTATCGCCGGGGCACTGCGTGCAATTAGCGGCGCAGACGTGACAGTAAATATCAACTCGCCGGGCGGCGACATGTTTGAAGGTCTGGCGATCTATAACCTGCTGCGTGAGTACGAAGGCAAAGTGACCGTGAAGGTTCTGGGTCTGGCGGCGTCAGCAGCCTCCATTATCGCAATGGCGGGCGATGAGGTTCAGATCGGGCGCGGTGCGTTTCTGATGATTCACAACTGCTGGGTTTATGCGATGGGCAACCGTCACGATCTGGCTCAGGTGGCTGCTGATATGGAGCCGTTTGATAAAGCCATGAACGATATCTACGGTGCACGAACCGGCCTGAGCGCGGAAGCGATTGAAGCGATGATGAATGCAGAAACCTACATCGGCGGTAGCGATGCGGTCGAGAAAGGGTTTGCCGATCGCCTGCTGTCTGCTGATGAAATCGCTGATGACAATGACAGCCCGGCGGCAGCGCTGCGCAAACTTGATGCGCTGCTCGCGAAAACCGATACGCCACGGTCAGAGCGGCGAAAACTTCTTAAAGCTTTAACCGGCAGCAAGCCAGGCGCTGCTGCCGATCCTGCTGGTACGCCGGGCGCTACCGATGAAATCCATCCAGAAAATATTGCACAACTTCAAAACGCGCTTGCCGCGTTCGGCAAATAAGGAACCACTATGTCAGAAGTAAATGAACTCCTGAAAAAAGTATCTGCGAAGCTGGAAGAGGTATCCGGCACATTCAGTCAAAAAGCTGAAGATGCGCTCAGGGAAGCGAAAAACTCCGGCCAGCTCTCTGCGCAAACCAAGGAAGCGGTGGACAAAATTGCCACTGAATTTAACGCCCTCAACGAAGCGAATAAAACGCTGAAAGCATCACTGGGTGAACTTGAACAGCATGTTGCGCAAATGCCCGTACACAATGCGGCTAAAGTCATTGAGACCGTAGGCCATCAGGTTGTGTCTTCTGAAGCACTGAAAGCGTTCACGGCCAGTGTCGAAGGTAACAAGCGCCTGAGCATTCCTGTTAATGCTGCTCTTCTGTCAGTAAACATTCCGGGTCAGATTGTTGCGCCGGATCGTCTGCCTGGCATTGATGCACAGCCGAAACAGCGCCTGTTTATTCGCGACCTGATCGCTCCGGGTCGTACCGAGTCTAATACCATTTACTGGGTACAGCAGACCGGGTTTACCAATAACGCTAAGGTTGTGCCGGAAAATACCACCAAACCTTACAGCGATATCGCTTTCGCAGAAAAAATTACGCCGGTTCGCACTATCGCGCACCTGTTCAAAGCGGCTAAGCAGATCCTTGACGATATGCCGCAGCTTCAGTCAACGATTGATGCCGAGCTTCGCTATGGTCTGAAATACGTTGAAGAACAGGAAATCCTCTTCGGTGACGGTACTGGTGCGCATCTGGATGGCATTGTGCCGCAGGCGTCTGCGTATGCTGCTGCATTTTCAGTTGAGCAGCAAAACGGTATTGATGATCTGCGCCTGGCGATGTTGCAGGCGCAACTGGCACGCTTCCCGGCGTCCGGCCACGTCCTTCACTTCACTGACTGGGCGAAAATTGAACTCAGCAAAGACACACGGGGCCGCTATATCCTTGCCAACCCGGCAGCGCTGACCGGACCAACCCTGTGGGGCCTGCCGGTGGTGGCGACCGAAGCGGCGGCATTCCTTGGCAAGTTCCTGACCGGTGCATTCAATGCCGGTGCACAAATCTTCGATCGTGAAGATGCCAACGTGGTGATCTCAACCGAGAACGCCGACGACTTCGAGAAAAACATGATTTCGATTCGTTGCGAAGAGCGCCTGGCGCTGGCGGTAAAACGCCCTGAAGCTTTTATCTACGGTACCTTCACTGCGCCTGCTGGTGGCGCGTAACCCTAACGGCGGCCTGCGGGCCGCTTTTTTATCGGGAGACCGTTATGAAACTTACCGTTATCCGTCCCATTTATGTGGGAGGAAAGGTGCTGGTGGAAGGGGATGTGTTTGAAACCCTGGAACAGCATGGCCGTGAGCTTGTACAAAAAGGCTATGCGGTGACTGTTAAATCCATCGATGCTGATGAGCAGCCAGAGCAGCCAGAGCAGCCAGAGCAGCCAGAGCAGGCAAAAAAAAATAATAAGCCCAAATCTCAGGCTAAATAAGGTGAAGTTATGCTGCTGACGCTGGATGAAATCAAAAGGCAGTGTCGCCTGGAGAATGACTTTACGGATGAAGACGGACTGCTTGAACTGCTGGCGCTGGCAGCAGAAGCGAAAGCAACCACCTATCTCAACCGGAATCTTTATAAGACCAATGACGAAAAACCCGCTCTCGATGAGGACGGCATGGTTATTACAGAAGATATCCGGCTGGGGTTGCTGATGCTGGTCAGCCACTGGTACGAAAACCGCAGCTCTGTATCTGAACTTGAAAAGTCAGAAACCCCAATGGCTTTTGAATTTCTGCTGCAGCCCCGCCGACTGCCTGTTTCGGGATTCTGAAAATGAAGCTTCGCTCAACGCGTACAAGCGCGACTTATACCCTGCCTGATCCGGGTGAACTGGATAAACGCATAATGCTGCGCCAGCGAATTGATCGCGCTGCCGGGGATTATGACACCACTCAGGAATACAAAAATATTCGTTACGCCTGGGCCAGGGTGCGACAGGTCAGCGCGACGACAATGCATGAGTCAGCGCAGACTGACCAGGCGCTGACGCATTATTTCACCATTCGTTACCGCAAAGACATTACTGCGGATTTTGAGGTTGTCCATAGCGGAATGGTTTATGCGGTTAGACGCGCACGAGACCTCAATGACGCCAGGCGCTTCCTTCTCCTGGAATGCGAGGAGCTGCGAGAAGAGCACCCTGAAGGAGATGATATGTATGGCTGATGGCTCCCTTCACATTGATCTTCAGCAGTCAGGCAATGTCGTTTTCGACAAACGAATGGTTCGCCGGGCATTCATAAAAATTGGTCAGCAACATCTCTCCGTTGCCCGCCGCCTCATTGCTTCACGCAACAGATCGCAACCGGGCCAGAACCCCGGATCTGAAAGCGGGGACATGTCCGGCTCGATTGGTTTTTATGTGCCGAATGCAACCAGTCGTCGCCCTGGTTTTATGGTGCGAATAGCGCCCAACCAGAAGCGCGGCAGGGGCAAAACGGCGAATATTACCGGTGATTACTACCCGGCTTTTCTCATGCATGGTGTCAAACGGGGCGCGCGGCGCCAGAGACGGCATAACCGGGGAGCTTCTGGCGGAAGTGGCTGGCGTATTGCGCCGCGCAATAACTTCATGAACGAAGCGCTGGAGCACCTCTCCCCCTGGACGCGGTATGTGTTAGCTCAGGCACTGCGCCGGGCTATCAGAACTGAAGGAAGTTAACCGTGAAATTATCAACAATCATCGGGGCGCTGCGTGGTCGGTGCCCTTTTTTTGACTCCAATGTCAGCGGGGCCGCTGAGTTTAAAAATATTCCCGAGACCGGGAAGATGAAGCTGCCTGCGGCTTACGTGATCCCGGCAGATGACAATGTTGCCCCTCAGAAATCCAAAACTGATTACTGGCAGACCGTCACAGAGGGTTTCGCTGTTGTGGTCGTGCTGGACAATACCCGCGATCCACGCGGCCAGGCCGCGAGCTATGACGCTATCGATGAAGTTAAAAGGATGCTCTGGTCCGCACTGCTGGGTATGAGACCTGACGAGAACAGCGACATTGTGCTTTATGCCGGCGGCCAGTTGCTGGATATGGATCGCGGGCGTCTTTATTACCAGTTTGACTTCACCTGTGACATGGAAATCACGGATGAAATGACGCGGCAGCATATTGAACTGGATGCGCTCGATGAGTTTCAGGAGCTGGGCATTGATGTCGACTTCATAGATCCGGGCACCGGCCCGGACGGCAAAATTGAGCATCACACCGAAATAACCCTCAACCCCTGAGAGGCCCCATGTTTGTAAAACCCAAAAAAGGGCGGTCTGTCCATGACCCGGCCCGCGGCGATCTGCTGCCTGAATCCGGGCGAAACGTCGAAGAAGAGCAGTACTGGTACCGTCGGGAACTGGACGGGGATATTGACATTGTTCCGCCGGTAGACGCGGCTGAACCCGTAAAACAGGTGATTAAAAAATGACGGTCTCAATGAATACTATCCCGTCGGATCTGCGCGTCCCGCTGTTCTATGCAGAAATGGATAACAGCGCAGCCAACACCGCACAGACCAGCGCGCCGAGCCTGCTTATCGGGCACGCCAATACCGGCGCGCAAATCGCGACAAACCAGCTTGTGTTTATGCCGTCGGCAGATTATGCCATCCGTATGGCCGGGGCTGGCAGCCAGCTGGCGCGCATGGTTGACGCATACCGCAAAACCGATCCGTTCGGTGAGTTGTGGGTCATTGCGGTACCGGAACCGACAGCAGGCACGGCAGCAACGTTTACCCTGACGGTCACCGGATCCGCTCTGGCCGCAGGCGTTATCACTCTCTATATCGGTAATCGCCGTATTCAGGCAGCTGTAAGCTCGGGTGATACCGTGGCGGCGATCGCGACGTCAATCGCCAGCGCCATCACCGCCGACGGCCTTACGCCGTTTACCGCTGCTGCGGCGGCGGGCGTGGTTACATTAACCGCGCGCCACAAAGGCACCTGGGCCAACGATACGCCAATCACGCTGAATTATTACGGTTTCAGTGGTGGTGAGGTCCTGCCTTCGGGCGTGAATGTGGCGATCGCGACCGGAGCCGCGGGCACCAGTGCGCCAGTGTTAACCGGAACCATTGCGGCAATGGGCGATGAATCATTCGACTATATCGGTCATCCGTTTAACGATACCGCGTCGATTAACACCATCAGCCAGGAAATGAACGACACGAGCGGGCGCTGGAGCTGGCTACGCCAGATTTACGGGCACGTTTATACAGCGAAGATCGCAACCGTAAGCGACCTGATCACTGTCGGCGACATGTTCAACGATCCGCACTTAACCCTGGCGGGATACGAAAAAGCCGTTCAGTGCTGCGCCGATGAGCTGGCCGCGAGCCGTACTGCGCGCGCCGCCGTTTTCCTGCGTATCGATCCGGCCCGGCCAACCCAGACCGGAGAACTGGTAGGCATGCTGCCGCCGCCTAACGGTAAGCGCTTTATCAAAACCGAGCAGCAATCCCTGTTAACGCATGGAATCGCCACGGCGTATACCGAGGGTGGCGTGCTGCGCATCCAGCGCGATATCACCACGTATAAGAAAAACGCTTATGGCGTGGCGGATAACAGCTACCTGGACAGCGAAACGCTGCATACCAGCGCGTACGTTCTGCGCCGCCTGAAGACGGTCATTACGAGCAAATATGGCCGCCATAAACTGGCGAACGACGGTACCCGCTTTGGTCCCGGCCAGGCAATCGTGACGCCCGCGGTGATTAAAGGCGAGCTGCTGGCAACCTACCGCCAGATGGAGCGTGAAGGCATTGTTGAAAACTACGACCTGTTCAAGAAATACCTGATCGTAGAGCGCGACGCGAATAACCCGACCCGTATCAACGTGCTATATCCGCCTGATTACGTCAATCAGCTGCGTGTGTTTGCGCTGCTCAACCAGTTCCGTCTCCAGTATCCGGAGGAAGCATAATGGCCAGAATTGCTGGTACCTGTTATTTCAAAATCGACGGTCAGCAGCTATCGCTGACCGGCGGGATTGAGGTGCCGATGAACACCGTCGTTAATGACGACATCATTGGTATGGAGGGGTCAGTAGACCGTAAAGAGACCCATCGCGCCCCTTACGTTAAAGGCACCTTCAAGGTGCCGAAGGATTTTCCGGTGAATAAAATCACCACCTCAGATCAGATGACCATCACCGCCGAGCTGGCGAATGGTCAGGTCTACGTACTTTCTTCCGCCTGGCTGCACGGCGAAGCGAATCACAACGCTGAAGAGGGCACGGTAGAAGCGGAATTTCACGGCGAAGAAGGGGATTACCAGTGATGGAACTACAGTTAACCAAACCGATTACCGCACATGGCGATGCTATTCACGTCCTTGAGTTTGCAGAGCCGACGGGTAAAGACGTCCGGGAGCTGGGTTATCCCTACCAGATGAACCAGGATGAGTCGATTAAGCTGCTGTCCGGTGTCGTCTCGAAATACATTGTGCGCCTGGCGAATGTGCCGCAAAGCTCTGTTGATCAGATGTCACCTGCCGACCTGAATACCGCCGCCTGGATGGTGGCAGGTTTTTTCCTCCAGGCCTGACGGCTGAATACCTCACTGATCGCTTCTTTGATTGCGCCAGCTACTGGCGCATCAATCCCTTTGAACTGCTGAGCATGCCAATCAGTGAAATTCCACTGCTGGTCAGTCAGGCAAACCGAATAGAGCAGGAGAAGCGCAGCAATGTCTAACTTTGAACTGAAGGCGCTGATCACGGGTATTGATCGCCTTTCGCCAACGCTTTCGCGCATGCAGCGCAATATTCGCCGCTTCCGGCGCGCCGCCGAGGGTGCGGGGAGTGGAGGGCTGGGCCTGGCTGCTGGTCTGACTGCAGGGCTGGCGATCACTGGTCGCGCATATGCGCAACAGGAAGATGCGTCCATGGGCCTTAAGGTCGCAATGACTGAGGCCAACGGTCAGGTAGGGGCCAGCTTTGAAAAAATCAACAAGCTGGCGATCGGCCTGGGTAACCAGCTGCCGGGCACGACTGCTGATTTTCAGAACATGATGCAGATGCTGGTCCGCCAGGGTATCCCGGCTGAAAACATTCTTGGTGGGGTCGGGAAAGCCTCGGCTTACCTCGCTGTTCAGCTGAAGAAAACGCCGGAAGCGGCGGCAGAGTTTGCGGCCAAAATGCAGGATGCAACCGGGACCGCGGCGAAAGACATGATGGGGCTGTTCGACACGATCCAGAAAGCATTCTATCTGGGCGTGGATGATACCAACATGCTGTCGTTCTTTACCAAAACCAGCTCCGTCCTGAGTATGGTTAACAAAGACGGCCTAAAGGCAGCGCAAAGCCTGGTACCTATCGGCGTCATGATGGATCAGATGGGGATGCAGGGTGAGTCTGCGGGTAACGCACTGCGTAAGGTTATCGAGTCAGGACTGGACCTGAAGAAGGTTAAGGGTACTAACAAAATCCTGAGGAAGCAGGGGATTCGGCTGGATTTCACCGATGGGAAGGGTAGCTTTGGTGGCCTTGATAAAATGTTTAGTCAACTGGAGAAGCTAAATAAACTTACTGATACCCAAAAAACCAGAGTGATTAAATCCCTTTTTGGGGATGACTCAGAAACAAAACAAGTTGTTGATGCTCTCATCAAAAAAGGAAAAAGCGGTTACGACGAGATTCAGCAAAAAATGAATAAGCATGCCAGCCTTAATAAAAGGGTTGAAATGCAACTGGGCACCCTGGCGAACCTGTGGGATGCAATGACCGGGACGGCAACGAACGGCTTGGCTGCTATTGGGGGTGCTTTTTCTGGTGATGCGAAAAGGATTACCGCCTGGCTTGGCGATCTCGGTGAGAAATTCACAGCATTTGCGGAAAAAAATCCCGCAGTGATCCGTGGCGCTTTTGGCTTAGCCGCTGGACTTGCAGCTGTGAAACTAGGTTTCTTGGGTGTTGGGTCAGCGCTAGGTATTGTTAGCAGACTTCTGTCTATGTCGCCTATTGGTATGATCCTGACGGCAATAGGTTTAGCTGCCGGAGTTATTATCTCCAACTGGGATGTATTTGCTCCTTACTTCAAGCAATTGTGGGATACAGTCGGGCCGTATTTCGAAACTGGGTGGTCCATAATGAAAAAGGTTTTTGACTGGTCTCCTCTTGGGCTTGTTATTAATAATTGGGGGCCGATCGTCAAGTGGTTCGAGGATATGTGGGCTAAATTAAAACCAATTATTGAGTGGTTTACCGACGGCTCGTCTGAAACGGTAAATGCCATGAACTCGGCGCAATGGGGCGCTGGTGGATATGGCGCCTATGGCGCAGGGGTGGCTAGTTCAGGTTATAACCAGTATCAGATCAAGCAATCGGGACAGGAAAAACCAGAAGGGAAGATTACGGTTGAGTTTAAGGGTGCACCTCCCGGCATGACCGTGACTGAGAGCAGTTCCCGCGGTATCGATGTCAATCATGATGTCGGATATACCAGGATTGGTCGAACTGGCATGGGGGGATAATTTTTAAATGATGGAAACATTTTGACATAGGGTGTTAATATCTAATCCCTCTTTCTAAAGGGTCTTAGAATATGTCATATATTGATTCTAATTTAATCGGCAATGAAGAAGTTATTTATCGCGGCAAGGTAACGCTGTGGGCATGGTTACCCTGGATTGTTTGGGGTGTGATTTTTGGTGTGCTTACGATTATTGGATTTATATTAATTCCACTTGGTTATTTCGTTTTAAGATCGAACGAAGCAGCGATAACGAATAAAAGGCTTATCGCTAAATCAGGTCTGATAAAGCGTGATACTGTTGAAATTCCAATAAAAAAAATTTCCAGCCTGCAGGTCAAACAAGGTATATCAGGTCGCATACTCGGCTACGGAACCTTGGTGATAAGTGATGCGGGTACAGCACACGCACCCATTCGTTACATAAAAGACCCAATGCGATTCCGTCAGCGCTTTTTTGAACTTCAGGAAGAAGCCGAAAGCAAATAGACAAACAAAACTAAATTAGCCCGCCTTGTGCGGGTTTTTTTATACCCGGAGTTTATATGGCGTGGAAAGACAGGTTACAGGACGCCTCATTCCGCGGCGTGCCGTTTAAAGTTGAAGAAGAAGGTGCTGCCGTAGGTCGCCGTGTTGAGACCCATGAATATCCCAATCGCGATAAACCCTACACCGAGGACCTCGGAAAGATAACAAGCCGCCCAACAATAACTGCATACGTTGTTGGTGAAGACTGTTATGACCAGCGCGACCGACTCATCGAGGCGCTGAATAAACCCGGTCCCGGCACGCTTATCCATCCCGCTTACGGTGAAATGAATGTTTGCGTAGATGGTGAAATTCGCGTCAGCACAACCAAAACCGAAGGGCGGATGGTTCGCTTTGATCTCAGGTTTGTTGAGGCGGGCGAGCTGTCATTTCCCACCTCCGGCGCAGCCACAGCGCAGATCCTGACATCATCTTGTTCAGCCCTTGATGATTGCATCAGCGACGGATTTGGAGCGTTTGGCATGGATGGCATGCCTGACTTTATCCAGGGGGGAGTGGTTGAGCGGGCCAGTGGCATGCTGGGCTATGTTTCTGACGCCATGAAAATGGTGGACGGCCCGGTTTCTGACGCTGCCAGGTTGCTGCAGGGGGATATTTCCGTTCTTCTCCCGCCGCCGTCATCCGGTAAAGGCTTTATTGATGCGCTTCAGAAAATGTGGCGTACCGGAAACAGACTCTACGGCAACACCGGCGACATCATCAGGATGGTCAAAACCCTCTCCGGTATCAGCATGGTGAAAGACCTGGCGCCGCGTGGCGTATGGAAAACGGAAAGCCAGAGCACAAGGTGGCAGACTGAACAGGGGAACGCCGTTGCCGGCGCGATACGCACCACGGCACTGAGCGAAGCGGCCTACGCGGTATCAACGTTACCCGCGCCGGTTGCAACTTCACAAGGCGGTGTCAGCGGGCAGACTCCTGCTGTAATGGCGAACGTGTCACACCCGGCACTGAGCAATGCCCCTTCAAATACGCCTGAACCGGACATACCTTCATGGGAGGAGCTTACCGCAGTTCGCGATACGCTGAATGTGGCTATCGATCGCGAGATGAGCCGCACGAATGATGACCGTGTCTTCATTGCACTTCGCCGCCTGAAAGCGGACCTGAATACTGACCTGACCCAGCGGTTGCGGCAGTCTGATAAAACCTTAACCGTTATACCTTCAGATACCGGCCCCGCCCTGGTGATGGCAGCGTACGCGTATGACGATGCAAACCGGGCAGAGGAAATAGTCCAGAGAAACCGCGTAGTGCATCCCGGTTTCCTCCCGAGAAGGCCTCTGCGGCTCACGACACGACAGCTTGCCTGGCGAATTGATCCCGTAACAAACAGAGAAATATGATGAATGACAACGTCACGCTTCGTGTTAACGGCCGCGAGTGGGGCGGCTGGACTTCAGTTCGTATAGGGGCCGGTATTGAGCGCCTGGCTCGCGATTTCAGCGTTGAGCTTACCCGGCAATGGCCCGGCGAGAACGGTGATGGTTCACTCCGGCCGAAAGTAAAAAACGGCGACAAGGTGGAAGTTCTTATTGGCAGTGATCTCGTGATCACCGGCTGGGTTGAGGCGACGCCTGTTCGTTATGACGCCACATCCGTCAGTGTGGGCATATCAGGGCGCAGCCTTACTGCTGATCTCATTGACTGCGCGGCCGAGCCGACCCAGTTCAACGGACAGTCACTCGTCCAGGTAGCCGCTGCGCTCGCCAGGCCATTCGGGATAGAGGTGGTGAATTCCGGCGCGCCATCGGGGGCTATACCCGGCGTTCAGCCCGATCACGGTGAAACGGTGATAGAAGTCATCAATAAAATGCTGGGGCAGCAGCAGGCACTGGCGTATGACGATCCGCGCGGTCGGCTCGTTATCGGCGGCATCGGTTCCACCCGTGCGACAACGGCGCTGGTGCTGGGACAAAATATTCTTTCCTGTGACACAGAAAAAAGTATCCGGGAGCGTTTTTCTTCCTATCAGGTGTCAGGTCAGCGCGCCGGGAACGATGATGACTTTGGTGCGGCCACAACCACGGCCCTGCGCGCAAAAACAGTCGATGCCTCAATCACCCGCTACCGGCCAATGGCCGTACAACAAACCGGGCAGGCCACCGGCGCCAGCTGCATAGCGCGCGCTGAGTTTGAAGCACGTCAGCGCGCGGCGCGAACGGATGAAACGACGTATTCGGTCTGGGGATGGCGTCAGGGTGACGGAATGCTGTGGCAGCCAAACCAGCGCGTCATTGTTTTTGACCCTGTCTGTGGCTTCAGCAATGCGGAATTGCTGATTTCTGAAGTTACCTTCACCAAAGACAATAACGGAACACTGACCGAACTGCGGGTCGGTCCGCCGGATGCCTATCTGCCGGAACCGGAAGATCCCAAAAAACGGAAGAAGAAAAAAGCCACTCAGGAGGAACCTTTCTGATGCGTGGATTCCAGAGTCTGCAGCGGCAGGTGCTTAATCTTATCTGCCGCGCTGTAGTAAAGAGTGTGAATGCGTCGAAAAAATGCCAGGTGGTGGATCTTGATCTGATAGCTGGCGAGCCGACAGGAAACATTGAACATCTTGAACCTTACGGATTCACCTCAAAAGCCCGTTCCGGTTCCGAAGCGCTGGTGCTTTTTCCTGACGGCGATCGCTCTCACGGTGTGGTGGTGGCGGTCTCAGATCGCCGTTACCGGATGAGAGGCCTGAAAGACGGCGAAGTCGCACTCTACGATGACCTTGGGCAGTCAGTCACGCTGACACGCAGCGGTATTGTGGTTGACGGAGGTGGCAATGCAGTCCTGTTCAAAAACGCACCGAAAGCACGGTTCGAAATGGATATCGAGTCAACCGGGCATATCCGTGATCTCTGCGATTCAAACGGCATAACCATGGCTGAGATGAGATTTTCTTATAACGGACATCGTCACAAAGAAAATGGCCAGGGAAATAACACGGACACACCAAACCAGAACATGGGGTTATAGCTATGGAACTCTGGCTAACTGTTGATGGCCGTCGCATAAATGCGAATGCGCCGCTGGACCTGCTTACCCGTGCAGTCGTTATTTCTCTTTTCACCTGGCGGCGGGCGAAGCCGGATGACGAGACTGATGTGCCTATGGGGTGGTGGGGTGATACATGGCCTGTCGCCCAGAACGACAGATATGGCTCCCGCCTGTGGTTGCTGCAGCGAAAGAAACTCACGAACCAGACCGCGCTTGAAGCAAGAACCTATATCCGTGAAGCGCTGCAATGGATGATCGAGGACGGGCTGGTTTCACGGATCGACCTGATTATTCAGCGGACCGGTATCAACGAACTGGGCAACAGCATAACGCTGTGGCGTAACGGCGAACCCACAACCATTTCTTTTGATGACTTATGGAGTGCGATCATAAATGGCTGACAGTGAATTTCAGCGCCCGACACTTGCCGAGAATATCAGCATGCTGCGCACCGATTTATTCGCGCGTCTTGATGTCAGCGACCCGCTGAGGCGTATGGATGAGGATGTCAGGGCAAAGGTTTATGCCGCTGCGCTTCATACCGTGTATGGCTATATCGATTACCTGGCAATGAATATGCTGCCGGATTTATGTGATGAAGAATGGCTGTACAGGCACGCCGCCATGAAGCGCTGCCCCAGGAAGATGCCAACCATGGCGACTGGGTTTATGCGCTGGGAGGGGGTGACTAACGGTTTAAAAGTGCAGGCCGGTGCGGTGATTCAGCGCGATGATCTGGTTCAGTATACGGTTACCGCTGATGCAATCAGCGCTGGCGGAGTATTACGCGCGCCGATAGTCTGCAACACTGCCGGCGCGATCGGTGATATTGATGATGGCGAGGCCCTGTATCTGGTGACTCCTGTTAATGGACTTTCATCTGCCGGGATGGCTGACTCCGTTTCTGGCGGGTTTGATACCGAAGAGCTTGAGGCATGGCGGGCACGTGTCCTTGAGCGTTACTACTGGACCCCTCTTGGCGGCGCAGATGGTGACTACATTGTCTGGGCTAAAGAGGTGCCAGGCATCACACGGGCCTGGACTTACCGGCACTGGATGGGAACCGGAACAGTTGGCGTTATGGTCGCCAGCAGCGATCCGATAAACCCTGACCCGGATCAGGCAACGGTCGATAAAGCGAAAGCGCATATTGAGCCACTGGCGCCGGTAGCCGGCTCCGATCTGTATGTGTTTGCGCCCGTCGGGCACAGCGTTGATTTTCACATCAGACTGACGCCGGACACGCAGGCGGTGAGGGCCGCCGTTACCTCAGAACTGCGTTCATTTTTACAGCGTGATGGTTATCCCGAGGGAGAACTGGAGCTGTCCCGTATCAACGAAGCGATTTCCATCGCTACCGGTGAACACAGCCACGTTCTTGTGGCGCCGGCGGCAAATGTGAAAATTGCCAGGAACGAGCTTGCTGTTCTCGGGAGTCTGTCATGGACATAACCGACGACGATTACGTAAATCTTCTTTCTGCTTTGCTTCCACCCGGGCCCGCATGGTCTGCAGACGATCCGGCAATTGCAGGCGCAGCCCCTTCACTTCGCCGGGTACATGAACGCGGCGATGCCCTGATGCTGGAGGTTGATCCCCGGACCACAACAGAATTAATCAGTCGCTGGGAGAAATGTTGTGGCCTGCCGGATGAATGTATCCCGTCAGGTACGCAGACCATCCGCCAGCGCCAGCAGCGACTGGATGCAAAGGTTAACCTTACCGACAGCATTAATGAAGAATTCTACCTGCAACAGCTGGCGGCGCTGGGCAAACCTGACGCCACCATTACACGGTATGACAAAGGCCCGTTTAACTGCACATCGAAATGCACATCAGCCGTTTATTCAAACGAATGGCGTTATTACTGGCAGGTAAATATGCCTGCAGCCTACAACGCCACATGGATGACCTGTACTGATAACTGTGAATCAGCGATCCGCACCTGGGGCGATACAGTTGCAGAATGCGTCATATCAAAACTTTGCCCTTCCCATACCTACGTAATTTTCAAATATCCGTAACCGGAGACATTATGCATCGCATTGACACACCTACTGCGCAGAAAGATAAATTCGGCGCGGGCAAGAACGGCTTTACTGCAGGAAACCCTCAGACAGGGACCCCTGCTACAGATCTTGATAACGATTATTTTGATATGTTGCAGGAAGAACTGGCGGGAGTGGTAGAGGCAACCGGCATTAGCCTGGACAAATCAAAACATAATCAGTTACTGACCGCCATGAAGGCGCTGCTGTTAAGCCGCGCGCATCCTTTTGCTGATATTAAAGCAGATGGAGCAGCAGCAGTAGCTGAGGCTATCGAAAACCTTGGTTTGAAAGAAGCGGCGAAACTGGGGGTAGCGACCAGCCAGCAGATGCAGACCGGGACAGCAACAAACTTATTGCCAACAGTCGCCGCCGTCATGAGTCTTTTCAGCAGGCGGGCATTTGGACAAAACGATTTTGTTCGCATTCCAGATGTGCCTGGCGGTTTGTTAATTCAATGGGGGAAGTCGGGCGGCGCTGATTCAACTGGACTAATTAAAGTCAATCTGCCAACCACATTTACAAATTCGTTTCAAAACGCACAGGCTATCTATTTTTCGGCCAACCGCCGCAGTATTAGCGCGCAGGTTGCCAGCCTTACCGCAACAGAGCTGCAACTCTGGGCCAGTTATCCCAACACTGATACACCTGCGTCGGGAGCGTCGCTGTGGTGGATTGCGATCGGGAACTAAGGAGAAAACGCGATGGTTTATTTTATTCCCAGAACTCTGGGATTTATTCCTGAAAACTGGAAATCTGACGGCACTTATTCAGATAACGAATGGCCTGAAGATGCGGTTTTGCTCTCAGATAGTGAGGTTTTACAATTCTGGAAAAAGACTCCGCCAAATGGAAAAACATTGGGCGCTGCTAACGGTCGTCCAGTATGGGTTGATCTACCTGAGCCTGACTGTGCAGAGCTATTGAAACTTACTGAACAGCAACGCCAGCTTTTAATTAATGACGCTATGCAATCAATTGCAGTAATTCAGTTAAAGCTACAGGCAGGACGAAAACTCACGTCAGATGAGACTGTAAAACTCAATTCCACGCTGGATTATATCGACGCGGTGGAAGCTACAGACACTTCCACCGCACCAGATGTAAAATGGCCTTCTCTTATGACTTAAACGGCCATTAGATATCGGGTGCTTTTATGCGACTTAATACCGCAGCAGCACCAGCGATAGACTGGCCTGTTAATCCGGGAGAACGGGCCAGCTTATATCCGGTGCGGTACTGGTATCTGTTGCTGTTACCGCGTCGATATAGTCCACCCAGGCATTCAGGCTGACGGATTCCGCATCCGTCAGCTTGCGTCCCATCAGCAGCTTTGTCTGCCAGACGACAATCCGGCTGGTTGCCGCATCAATACGGGCGCGTTTAACTGCCTCAGCCTCTGCGACTGATTCATCGTGAGATTTTACCGGCTCTGGAACAGCCGGAGCCGTGAAAGTACCATCAGCATATAACCAGCCAATTCCAACCCCATCAGAAGCCGGTATGGCGACGCCATTATCAGGCGACCATTCTGACTCACCATCCCATAAGACGACATTTACAACGGTATTATTTTTTATTACTGCGTATGTTTTGCTCATCACATCACCACTCAATAATCACCAGACCGGGCGCGCCTGCGCCGCCTGCGCCGCCATTTCCACTCGCAGCTGTATATGACCCGCCTCCCGCGCCACCACCGGCACCAAAACCATTTGCTGATTTTCCATCCATACCACCCTCCCGACCGCCGCGACCAGGACATCCAGCACCACCAAAGATGCTATTACCCCCTGCGCCGCCATCACCCGAAGCATTGCCCGCAGTTGAATCAGAACCATATCCGCCGTCAGGATACCCGATGCCTCCTGGAGATCCTGCGGCATTACCCGATATCCGATTTATGCCACCCTTTCCTCCTTTCCCACCTGCCAGTGTTAAGAGGTTTCCAACGACAGTATTACCGCCATCACCGCCGTTTCCGCCGTCCTGGCCTGTAGTGCTTTTAGTGCCAGGAGTACCGCCCGCACCGATTGTTACAGGAATAATCATTCCGGGAGTGACCGCGAATTTTTTTCTGATGACTGACTGACCGGCACCTCCGCCTCCACCGCCAGAGCCAACAAATCCATTGCCAGCAGCCCCTGCACCCGCACCGCCGCCACCGCCAGGAGCACAGCCTGATAAATAGATTTCTGTTACCCAGTCGGGAACAGTAACGGACTGGGAAGATGTGACAACGGCAAAGCGCGCTTCTTTTAAACCAAGGTTTTTTGGAATCTCGTTTCTTTAAATGCCATTTCTAATCAGGTTGGCCATGCAAGAAAATCAGCTGCACTACCGTCATGAATGACCGTGCTCGATACAATGCACATTTGAAATTCAACGGATGAGGAATGGTGAAAATGCTGGTTGGCTACGTAAGGGTGTCAACAAATGACCAGAACACGGCGCTACAAAAAAACGCGCTTGAATGCGCAGGATGTGAGCTGATTTTTGAAGATAAAATAAGCGGGAAAACATCAGAAAGACCTGGATTGAAAAAGCTTCTGAAAGCACTGTCGCCGGGTGACACACTAATAGTCTGGAAGCTGGATCGGCTTGGGCGCAGTATGCGCCACCTTGTCACACTGATTGAAGAATTGCGTCAGCGCGATATTAACTTTCGAAGCCTGACCGACAGCATCGACACATCGTCACCAATGGGCCGTTTTTTCTTTCATGTCATGGGCGCGCTGGCGGAAATGGAAAGAGAACTGATTGTTGAGCGAACCAGGGCGGGATTAACCGCTGCACGCGCCGAGGGAAGAATTGGGGGGAGAAGACCAAAACTCACAGACGGTCAATGGGCACAAATTGGCAGGATGATTACCGCAGGGCACTCAAGAAAAGAACTGGCTATTATTTTCGATATAGGAGTCTCCACGATTTATAAGTATTACCCGAAAGTAAATCTAGCCATGCGAGAATAAAAAAAGCGCCTCAAGGAAGCACAGCGGCAAAGATTGATAGGCCGCTTCGTATTGATCTCCTTCCCTTACAAAAATACTGTATACACATACAGTATAAAAGAAGGAGGTCATATGCCGCGCTTATCAGATATCCGCCCAGCGTTCTACGCAGCACTACACATCAGCCCGAAAGGGAAACGCACCGTCACCACTGCCGATTTCGTGGTTGAACTGGCTAAACGCAAGCACACCTGGTCACTGCATGAGGCCAATGTGTGGATCGAACACCACATCGATACTTTCAAGGACATCTCCACACAGGAGGGGGAGGAGCGCACGTTCATGCTCTACAACCCAAATCAGGGAGGGTTCTAACCATGGGCTTCCCGTCACCTGCAATGGATTTTATCCAGACCCGGCTCACTCCTGACATCGTCTGTGGCACGAACGCCAATACGATGATCATCGAAACGTCCGGCGGTTATGCGGTAGTGGAGAAGGGCGGTATTCCCTCAAAAGGCGATTACGTCCTGATTCACTGGCTCGGCCGCAACTATTTTGCCAGGCCAGCGGGTAAATCGTTAATCACGGAAGATGGAGAAGCTATCGAGGGAGACGCACTGGATGACGTCGAGGTGATAGGTGTCGTGACATGGCTGGTCAACCGAACGCGGGATGATGAAGCGCCGGTGATGTGAATGGGCCATGGGGGGACAAAAATAAGCCCGAAAAATCAAACTTCGCGGTTATCGATGCGTCCTACGATAAAGCATTGCGTTATTGCTGCCTTCATCTCTAAGAGACATTCTGCCATTTTTACTGTCGTTTGAATTGAACCTGACGCGAGTACATTAATGTAAAAAAAGCCCGCACGGGCGCGGGCTAAAGCTTACTGTATGTATTCTTATCATGAGCCTGGCATTTGGCAGGCTAGCTGATTATCGGCTGGGGGTAAGTAACCTTGAATGTTATGGTTATTTTAATCATTGGTCCCCTGTAGGAAGGGGGCTTTTTTGTGGCTTATGTTACCCGCTAAAAGGGTGGATGAGATGAAAGTAAGTTGAGACGGAAAAATGGCGCATTTTGAAAGTTTCGCAGGAAGTAAAAGATGGTCAACGCCGTTGTAGTTAATCCACGCGCTTTTCATCAATATCACTCTTACCAGAATCAAGGGGTAAAGGTAATGAGTGGCAGCACAAATGTGTACTAGCATTTCTTGCTTATTCTTAAATTACCCTTCTGTCTACTGCCGTACTCTCTCTTCTGCTCTCCATTTTTATGAATTTGCAAAATTAGATTCGCCTCATGGATAATCATTCATTTTGGTTATCAGCAAAAAAGTAAGGACACATATTTGTGAACGTTGAAAACATCCATCGCACATCGAAAGCTAACTCAACTCCACTACAACTGACCGCAAAAAGTGCCTCTGTTTACATTACATCAGCAAATGTTCCTAACTCAAAGGATGCAATTTACGAATTGAACCCACTCAAGTTAGTGCAACCAGCATCTCTTACAAAAATTCTTACGGCTATAACAGCATTACGTATCGATCCAAATGTGAACAGAGTTCTAAGAATTGAAGACTCGGATCTCCTTTGCGGGGGTTCAGGTGCAAATCTACAAGCCGGTGACGAAATTACCTTTTGGGATGCCTTACATAACATATTCTTGCCTTCGAGTAACATGACCGCCTTGGCGATAGCGCGAACATTTGGAAAACTATTGCTCAACATTGAAAATGAAGAAAAGCAATACGATTCTGCGTGTATGGTCAGATTCATCGAAGAGATGAACAAAATGGCTATGGGGATAGGTATGTTCGAATCTTTGTTTATGAATGCTCATGGCCTGGGGGCCAGAGGTCAACGAACATGTGCGCGAGATATTACTCGACTGATGCATGAAGCACTCAAATACCCTGCAATTGTCGATACGTGGAGTAAGCGAAAGCACGAACTTAAAGTTTATGGGCTTAAGCCACGTCTGATAACAATAAAAAGCACCGTAGAGTTACTTCAGGACGGTAGGGTGCAGGGTGGCAAAACCGGTACTCTTGCACCTACATACTATAATCTGGCGCTATTTTGTACATTGCCCGATGGGAACAAGGCGGTCGCAGTGACATTGTATTCATCGTCGAAGGAGACACGCGACGATGACATGCGCGTCTTACTGGATGCGGTATGTAATGGCTAATGTTTACATTGACTTCGTCTATGACGTGAAATACATGAATACCCGCCATACGTAAACCCACTTCTCAACAAATGTAAAATATCAATTAAATCAGTAAGTTAATTGGTGTGATAAAAAAATCATAAAGTTTATAAATGACCTGACGATAACTTGTAGTGACACAGGCACGCCTGGCGTAATAAACCTAAAAGGAACATTTTATGGCACAAGTTATCAACACTAACAGCCTGTCGCTGTTGACCCAAAATAACCTTAACAAATCTCAGTCTTCCCTTAGCTCTGCGATTGAGCGTTTGTCTTCCGGTCTGCGTATCAACAGCGCTAAAGACGACGCCGCTGGCCAGGCGATTGCTAACCGTTTCACCTCCAACATCAAAGGTCTGACTCAGGCGTCCCGTAACGCCAACGATGGTATCTCATTAGCTCAGACTACTGAAGGTGCGCTGTCTGAAATTAACAACAACCTGCAACGTGTACGTGAGCTGTCTGTTTGACCTGCTCCCCGTTGATTAATACACCCCGATGTTAGTAATGTCTTCATAAGCCACATGAGGACATCCCCATGAA